ACTAAAACACCACATTCAAAATCCACAAGCAGGCGATGTGTTGACATTTGAATTTGATGAAACATTGGCCATTGATGCACCCATCATCGAAGTGCATGAAGATAACATACTTGTGTACACAGACGAAGTAGGTGGCAAATTGATCAATGCACTTGAAGCTGAGTACAGAGGCAGAAAAGTAAAACTCAACAAACCCACACGTGGTGATGTCAAAAAATTTAAAGTTTATGTCAAAGATCCCAAAACAGGCAACATCAAAAAAGTAAACTTTGGACATGGTGGCACATCTGCCAAAAGACCAACCATGAGAATAAGAAAATCAAATCCTGCCAGACGTAAATCATTCAGAGCAAGACACAACTGTGACAACCCAGGCCCAAAGACCAAAGCAAGATATTGGTCATGCAGGAACTGGTAGATGGCATATCTCAATCATAATATTCCCCCATTCAGTGCTTACATAAGAAATGAATATCTTTTCAACCACACCAAAGGACATGGCGATTTTACATTTTGCGATATTCACACCACAAACTGCATGGAGCGTAGAGCAATACTGTTTGAATGTCTACTGCCAAATGGAGTAAACTGGACCAGACGTCCTATCAATGCATTTGTTTGGAAAAAGGATGCGCCAAAACATCCATTGAATATTCACATGTATTGGGACTGCTTCAGTTCATACATCAGTGTGCAGAGAAGAAACAGACTGGCAAACTGTCGTGCAGAACTGATTGATTGGCATGGTACCAAAAGAAAAGGAACATACATGTTCACAATTGATTTTGGTTGGGAAGACAAAGCAGGCATGCTGGACACAAACTTCTCAGAAGATCCAGAACACAAGTGTGCTCACATGTTTAGAATGGATGAAGGTACATTTTTTGCATATCCAAACAACAGAACAATTTGGTATGATGATGCTTTCATGGAAGAGCGATTAACCAAAAATCCAGGATATCTCATTGATCAAAATTTTTACACAGTTGAAAACACAAGAGAAGACACCATCACAGATGATTCATACTTTACACAGTGGGAACAAGACAAACCAGAACAGTTCAATGTAGACGACGATGACAGCCATGACATTGGCCCTGTGCATGTCAAAAGTCCATCTGATGTCAGTGAGGCAACAGATGAAACTGATTGAACTTGGTATAGATCTCAACAGACAAATTAAAGATCCAACTTCTCCTGGATCCAGAGGCATAGCACTCAACAAAACCAATCCAGCCAAAAGATATTTCGACATCATCGCAAAATTACCCAAACAAAACAATAGACAAAAGTAATATTTTGTTTTATAATAAGTTCAAGGAGTATTCTTATGAAAACATTGAACACAGAAGAACAAGCAAAAATAAAACACGTCATTGAGAGTGGCATCAAAGTCAAGCAAGAAGTGAAAGATTTATCAGAAGGTTTGAGAGACACAGTCAAAGCAGTGGCAGAAGAATTAGACATTAAACCAGCACTGTTGTCAAAAGCAATTGCAGTGGCATTCAAGGAATCATTGGCTGCCGAAAAACATGACATTGAGGAACTAGAAGAACTTCTAGCTGTTGCAAAAAAGGCTTAATGAGTTACGTAGACGCACTGTTTGATCGCGACGCAGACAAGATATCTGTGGTTGAACGCATCAAAGGCGAGAGAAGATATGTTGAATATCCTGCTCGCTATGTGGCGTACTATGATGACCCCAAAGGCAAATTCAAATCAGTGTATGGCACTCCTGTGTCACGCATAGCAACCAAATCAGGCAAAGAGTTCAAACGTGAAGTACACATGCAGTCAGGCAAACGCATGTATGAGTCAGACATCAATCCAATATTCCGTTGTTTGGAAGAAAACTACCTCAACAAGGACGCTCCAGAACTACAAGTTGCATTCTTCGACATTGAAGTAGACTTTGATCCCAACAAAGGTTATGCCAAGCCAGCAGATGCATGGGCACCAATCATATCCATCACTGTGTATCTACAATGGTTAGACCAATTGATATCACTGGCCATACCACCCAAGGACTTTCCGAATCCTGAGATCATTGAACAAGAATTTGAAAACACCATGCTGTGTGAATCTGAAGCAGACATGTTGGACAAATTTATCACGCTGATTGAAGATGCTGATGTGCTGAGTGGCTGGAACTCTGAAGGTTTTGATATTCCATACACAGTAAACAGGATACAAAAAGTCATGTCCAAAGATGACACCAGACGCTTGTGCCTGTGGAACACATACCCACGCAAGAGATTGTTTGAAAGATTTGGCAATGAAGAAGTCACATATGATATCATTGGCAGAGTGCATTTAGACTACATGCAACTGTACAGAAAATACACATATGAAGAAAGACATTCATATGCATTGGACTTTATTTCCAAGATGGAACTTGGCGAACAAAAAACTCCATATGAAGGCACACTGGATACATTGTACAACAAAGACTTTGTAAAGTTCATTGAGTACAACAGGCAAGACGTGGCACTGTTGGGCAGACTGGATGACAAACTAAAATTTATTGCACTGTCCAATGAACTTGCACATCAAAACACTGTGTTGATACAGACCACCATGGGTGCTGTGGCAGTGACAGAACAAGGCATCATCAACGAAGCACACAGGCGTGGCATGGTTGTGCCTGATAGAATAAGACGCGAACCAGGATCAGATCCTGCGGCAGGTGCCTATGTGGCATATCCTAAGAAAGGACTGCATGATTGGATTGGGTCCATTGACATCAATTCGCTGTATCCTTCTGTGATTAGAGCACTCAACATGGCTCCGGAAACCATTGTTGGACAACTGCGTCAGACACTCACAGAAGAAGAAATTGAACGCAGAATGACCATGGAGAAGAAATCGTTTGCAGGTGCATGGGAAGGTGAGTTTGGATCATTTGAATATCAAGCAGTGATGCGAAAAGACAGAGCACAGAGTATAACCATTGATTGGGAAAATGGCGAGTCCAACATACTGAGTGCGGCAGAAGTTTATGAACTGATATTCAATTCAGATCAACCATGGTTCCTGAGTGCTAATGGCACAATATTCACACATGAATTTGCAGGCGTGATTCCAGGCCTGTTGGAACGTTGGTATGCAGAACGTAAAGAACTACAGGCCAAAAAGAAAAAAGCAATGGATGCTGGCAATGCTACTGAAACTGCATTTTGGGACAAGCGACAGTTGGTAAAGAAAATTAATTTGAATTCACTATATGGTGCTATCCTCAATCCAGGTTGTAGATTTTTTGATACTCGTATTGGGCAAAGTACAACACTCACAGGTAGGTGCATCACAAAACACATGGCTGCCAGAACAAATGAAATAATCTGTGGTGAATATGATTACAGAGGCAAGGCAGTGATTTATGGTGACACAGATTCTGTGTATTTCTCAGCATATCAACCACTCAAGACAGAAATTGATGCTGGCAACATTCCTTGGAGCAAAGACAATGTCACTGAGTTGTATGATTCGGTAGCAGAAGAAGTCAACAAATCATTCCCCAAATACATGTTGGATGGATTCAATTGTCCATCAACATATGGCAAACTGATTGCGGCAGGCAGAGAAGCAGTTGGTTCCAAAGGCTTGTTTATCACAAAGAAAAGATATGCCATGAAAATTTATGATCTTGAAGGCGAAGCAGTAGACAAAATTAAGGCCATGGGGTTAGATTTGAAACGTTCTGATACGCCAGCATACATTCAAAATTTTCTGTCAGATGTTTTGGACAAGGTGCTGATAGGTGCTGAGGAAGAAGAGGTAATGGAATTTATCGCTGCCTTCCGTTTGGAGTTTAAGAAAATGCCAGGTTGGGAAAAAGGCTCTCCGCGTCGTGTGAACAAACTCACAGAATATCATTCACGTGAAAAGAGAAAAGGCAAAATCAACATGCCAGGACATGTCAGAGCTGCCATCAATTGGAACACTCTCAAGAAGGTTTATAATGACAGATATTCAATGGACATCATTGATGGACAAAAATGTATTGTGTGCAAACTCAAAGACAATCCAATGGGTTATACATCCATTGCATATCCAACAGATGAACTGAGAATACCGGATTGGTTCAAAGAAATGCCGTTTGCAGACAATGAAATGGAGGCTACACTGATCAATAAGAAACTAGACAATCTCATTGGTGTGTTGGACTGGGACTTTGGAGCGTCAGAAGCAGACAACACTTTTGATAAATTATTTGGGTAATGGTATCACGCAAACAAATAAAACACGCCATTGAAGTTTTACAACAGGCCACTGACGAAGAATTTGCAGGAGTCAAAAAAGAACTTGCATCTTCTTTGAAAATAACCAAATCTGTTATTGAAGAGAGTGACAAAAAAATACAAGCACTCACACAAGATCAAGGAAAATCTGTGTACTTGTTTGGATTCAATGAAAAATATGTTGCTCAGGTGGATGTGAAACATTCACAAGCAGTGTCACAGTTTGTGACAAATTGGTGCCAGCGTCAGAGTGATTGGCGATATCCTTGGTGTTGGTTGATTGCAAATCAATATGATTATGTGCATCTATCAGTGAAGTCGCATTTGGTTTATGTTTGTTGCAATCATGTTGATACAGAAACACTTAACAGCTATACCAAAACAAAAATTGGCAAAACAGACCGTGCTAATCCCCAAATGTTTAGAGTAAAACCTTTGGAACTCACAGGACACATCAGCAACTTTGATGTGCCACATGAGCAGATAGGCACTTTGATTTGCATGGACTTGATTCCATATCTAAGCATAGAGCAAATAGAAAACTTGATTGACAGCTGTTCACAAGTGTTGAGACCAGGAGGCCAAGCACTGCTACACTTCAGTGACACTGATGGAGAACAAGAGTGGAAAAAATTTATTGCACACAAAATTACCTATTGTTCCGAACAGTTGATCAAAGACTTGGCCATCAAACGTGATTTGATGTGTGATTTCTATCACATAGATGACATGTATTCATTTGCAGTGCTTACAAAAGCTGGCGAAAAAACAAGCATCAAAGCACACTTGACTGCAATCAAACCCACAGTCAAACGCAAAAAGAAAAGATTGTTTGACTTTAGCTCTAAATAATTCTATAATAAAACAACTTAGGAGATACACAGTATGAAAGACACACTACAAGACATTGTCAAGCACACACATTCGCTAGGTTTTATTGATCTAGTAAAGATTGTTGGTGATGACAAATCAACCACCATTGATGCTATGGCAGAAGATCGATCTGTTGTAGTCAAATCAAATCTAAAAAATTCACTCACTGAATTTGCTGGCACGTTTGGCATGCCCAATCTAGGCAAACTTGACATTCTACTCAAACTGCCTGTGTACAAAGACAATGCAGACATCACAGTCAACACACAAGAACGCAATGGCGAAACTGTGCCTGTGGGATTGCATTTTGAAAATGATTCCAAAGACTTCAAAAATGATTATAGATTTATGAATGCTGAGATTGTGAATGAGAAATTAAAGTCTGTGCAATTCAGAGGCGTCAATTGGCATGTAACCATCAAGCCAACCATGCCGGATGTGCAGAGATTGAACTTTCAAGCACAAGCCAACGCAGAGGAAAATGTGTTCACTGTGTTTACAGATGGCGATGCACTGAAATTTAAATTTGGTGATGCATCATCACATGCTGGTGAATTTACATTTGCCACAGGCATCCAAGGCAAACTAGACAAAACTTGGGCATGGCCAGTGGCACAGGTCACACAGATACTGAAACTGATTGAAACCAATGAATGTGAAATGAGTTTTTCAGATGATGGCGCACTGCAAATTACACTGGACTCTGGAATGGCCACATATCAATACATCCTGCCTGCACAAACCAAGTAGATGAACACAAATCTCACTGCTGAACAAAAAGATTATGCTGTGTTTCTTCCAGCACTGAGTGGATTCTATGCTACGTTTGTGGGCAAACAACGTCATGAGGAGTATGTTGAAACATCACGTATTCCTCAACATTTTACAAATGGTGTTGAAAGTTTGAACTGGTTAAATGCTGATCAAGGATTGTTTGAATACAATTGGACACTGTATTCAGCAGGCCATGCTGACTTGGACATCACAAGAGATTCTCCCAAAGAAGATATGATACGAAACCGTGATAGATCATCGTCATGGTTGCTGGGCGACTCAGGTGGCTTTCAAATTGGCAAAGGTGTATGGGAAGGTGACTGGAAAGACCCCACATGCCCTCGCGCAAAAAAGAAACGTGAACAAGTTCTTGCGTGGATGGATGCTTACATGGACTATGGTATGATACTTGATATACCAGCATGGGTGGCACGTTCACCTGCGGGTGCAAAGGCCACAGGCATTGACAACTATCAAGATGCTGTGAACGCCACAAGAATAAACAATGACTACTTTATGAAAAATAGATCAGGTGCTTGCAAGTTCCTCAATGTGTTGCAGGGTGAAAATCATGCAGATGCAGATGACTGGTACGAACAGATGAAAGACTACTGTGATCCCAAGAAGTATCCAGAAACACACTTCAATGGATGGAGCATGGGTGGACAAAACATGTGTGATATCCATCTGGTGTTGAAAAGATTGATTGCACTGAGATTTGATGGGTTGTTAGAAACAGGCAAACATGACTTCATGCACTTCCTAGGCACGTCAAAACTTGAGTGGGCAACACTGCTCACAGACATTCAACGAGCAGTTCGCAAATATCACAATCCCAACTTCACAGTGACTTTTGATTGTGCTTCTCCATTCCTTGCCACAGCCAACGGACAAATTTATTGTGAACTTGAAACTCAAGATCGTTCCAAGTGGGTGTACAGAATGGTGCCGTCAATTGACAACAAAGCATTTGCACAAGACACCACGCCATTCAGTGATGCATTTGTGAGAGAAGGCAAACATCCAAGTTTCATGAATTCACCTGTAACCACTGGACTGTCTGCCAAAGATATCTGTATATACGGTCAAGGTGATCTAAATAAGATTGGCAAAGAAGGCAAAACATCATGGGATTCATTTTCATATGCCATTATGATGGGACACAATGTGTGGATGCACATCAATGCTGTGCAGGAAGCCAACAGGCAGTATGATCAAGGAAAAATACCAAACATGTTGATCAATGAAACATTTGATAGAATTATGTTCCGTGACATTGTGGAAGCAATATTTGCCACAGATGACAGATCTGTAGCAGATGCTATAATAAAAGAGTACTCTAAGTATTGGATGAGTATTATAGGAACCAGAGGGGCCACAGGTAAAAAAACAGTGAATGCGTCGACACAATTTGCAAACCTATTTGAGGAGGTATAAATGACAGATTACAATGATTCCACCCAACACATGACAGAAGAACAAGTCAAACAAGAGTTGAAATCACTCAAGAAAAAAGTCAAACAGATGGAAGCACAGCGAGAACGCATCCGTGAATGGGCACACAAGGCAGAACTGCTGGACGCAAAAAAAATGAAATTAAAATACAAACAAATACTTGAGGAGTTATCAAACCATGGAACGTGATTACAAAGACGGTGTCAAAGACAATGCTGATTTTTTTGTTGGCACAGAAGTAGAAAAGACTGCCACACAAGGCATGCAAACACTGTTTGTGGTTGGACTGCAACGCACTGCCACAGTGGTGAGACATGCTGAAAAGACTGGAGCCAAACACATTTACTTTGGTGCCAATCATTCTTATAAAGTTTTGGATGGGCAAGAAATCAGTGCCATTGCAGGCCAACTCAAATACTTTTTAGATCGAGATTAT